ATGAGCGAGCCGGCATCAACAGCGCTGGCTGGCTTTGGTCTAACCAAGATCGCTGGCTTCTTCTTCGGCGCCACCTTCGCGGCCATTGTCGTAATGGCCATGACCCAGCCCAAGAGCACGCGTGAGTGGGTAGTCGCCCTGATTTGTACTGTCATCGCTTCGGTATGCGGTGGAGCCTTCGTTGTGCAGTGGTTCGACCTGCACGCATGGGCAGAGGTGTGGCATGGCTCGGTCGCGCTGGCTGGCCTGCACTTCGTCTGCGGCCTTCCTGCCTGGGTGTTCGTGCGCGCCTGGTTCGCGTATGCGGATAAGCGTCAGACCATGACTCTGATCGACATGATCAAAGAGATACGTGAGGCGTTGGGGCGCTGATGACCACCAAACTCTACTTGGCTGAGCGCCCCGCATACGGCATCCCCGGAGGTAAGGCTCTGATGCTCGTGGATCAGAATGGCGATGCCTTGCCGGCACAGGTCTGTTGCGATCTGCACCAGGCTGCCGACGAGATACCCACGGTAACTGTGACCATGAATGTCTATGGCCGTGGCGTGACCCTCGGCGAGCCTCCCTGTATGGGGCCTGTCTGGATGCAGCGGGCAAACACTATCGCAGCTATGGCTGTTGCCGAGATCGTGATCATGGCTGAGCAGGCAAAAGCCCGAGTCGTATATGGCCTGCAGTAGATGCCATCAGGGACGAGAGTGGATAGCCAAGTGGGCACGCATTGCATGGGAGAGAGCACATGGAGTCAAGCAAGAGTCTGCTGGTGGTAAAAGCCAGCACAGCACTGACGAACGAGATGCGAGCCAAGATAGCGCAAATGATGGAACCAATCGCTGAGCGCTGTGGCTGTGAGGTGTTGGTTGCCGACGAAAGCTTTGACGCCAGCATTCATTCAGACATCAAGCCGCTTATCGAACAACAGCTGATCGAGCAGCGCAAGACCAACGAGCTACTGCTGACACTGATCGAAGCGCTGAGTGAGGACCAGGGCGTTGATGAGGACCAGCAGCCAGTTATGTATATGGACGGCACAAAGGCTTAACCATGGGCAGGCTCACCACAGTCAAGCCCCGGGTGCAGATGGCGCAAGGGCGTCAGATGGCGGTAGCGGACTGCGAGAGCTGGCGTTCAGGCAAGACCACTGCAGAGCGCGGTTACGGTGGCAAGTGGCAGAGAGAGCGTGAGCGGTTCCTGTTCAAGCATCCATTGTGCTGCTACTGCCAAGCCAAAGGGATAGTTACAGCGGCCACTGTGGTTGACCACAAGGTTCCACACCGCGGTGATCAGTCGCTGTTCTGGGATCAGAAGAACTGGCAGCCACTGTGCAAGACGTGCCACGACTCGGACAAGCAAGCTGAAGAGCGAGGCGACCGAGAGCCCCGCTGGTAGGGGTGGGGGGGAGGTCAAAATGTTTAAAAGGCCCGCGCTACCTGACCGCGCCCAATCTCATTTGCAGAAAATTTCCCAACTTGAAGGAATTTGTTAATGGCGCTCACAACCAAGAAGCGTCGTTTTGCCGAATCCAAGGTGGGCGGCGCTACAAACAAAGAGGCGGCAATTGCCGCTGGATACGCGGTTTCATCGGCTTCTGCGGCTGGTTCGAGGCTGATAAAAGACCCTGATGTGGTCGAATCCATTGAAAAGTTAAAGGCTCAGCTTGATGTTAAAGGTGAGCCTCGCAATGGCGATTCAATTCATGATGACTCGCCGGACCCGTCACTGCTTGAGCCGGGCGGCGATTTTCTCGACTCAATACCGTACACAGAAGATCCGCTGACCTGGCTGCTCGCGCTGATGAATGAGCCGCAAGCCAAGGTATTTGACCGCCGAAATGCTGCTCAAAAGGCTGTCGACTTCATCCATTCCAAGAAAAGCGATGCTGGAAAGAAAGCCGCGAAGAACGAAGCAGCAAAACAGGTTGCTGGTGGCAAGTTTGCAGCTGCCAAGGCTCCTGGCCATTTGCGATCAGTGAAGTAAATGGAATGGTCAACGGCTTGTCCCGATTGGGCTGAGCGCCTTGTCGCTGGCGAGTCGATTATTCCGCCGCCCATCTTCGCGGATGAGGCAGAGCATGCGCTCTCAATATTCAAGCAGTTGCGGATACCTGACCTACCGGGTAAGCCAACCTTTGGCGAATGCTCTGATCAATGGGTGTTCGACTTCGTTGCCGCCATCTTCGGGGCTTACGATTCGGAAACCGGCAATCAGCTGATCCGTGAGTTCTACATGCTGATCAGCAAGAAGAACACAAAGTCCACGATAGCTGCAGGCGTCATGCTTACAGCGCTGATTCTTTGCTGGAGGGAAGAGGAAGAGCATCTAATCCTCTCGCCAACTAAAGAGGTGGCGGACAACAGCTTCAAGCCTGCGGCCGGGATGATCCGGGCAGATGATGAACTGACTGATATGTTCCAGATTCAGGATCACATCAGGACGATCACGCATAGGGTCAGCCGTAACAGCTTGAAGGTAGTGGCGGCTGATACCGATACCGTGTCAGGCAAGAAAGCTGGCAAGGTGATGATTGACGAGCACTGGCTGTTCGGCACCAAAGCCAATGCTGAGTCCATGTTCATGGAGGCGACGGGCGGGCAGGTATCACGCGACGAAGGCTGGGTCATCTACATGACCACACAGAGCGACAAGCCACCGGCCGGCGTATTTAAGGAGAAGCTGCAATATTTCCGAGATGTGCGGGACGGCATAATCGTCGACAAGCGCTGCCTTGGCGTGTTGTACGAGTTCCCGGAAGACATGGTGAAGTCCAAGGCTTACATGGACCCGGCCAACTTCCATATCACCAACCCAAACTTAGGCCGATCTGTCAGCCGAGAATGGCTTGAAGACCAGCTGCGCAAGAAGATCAACAAGACTGACGGCAGCTTGCAGCAGTTTCTGGCCAAGCATCTGAACATCGAGATCGGCCTAGCGCTTCGCTCTGACCGCTGGGCCGGTGCCGACTTCTGGCAGGATCAAGTGCAACCCTGCACGCTCGAAGAATTGATAGAGCGCTGCGAAGTCGTTGATCTTGGCGTTGACGGTGGTGGCCTCGATGACTTGCTCGGCCTGTATGCAATAGGCCGCGAAAAGGATACAGGCCGCAAGCTGGGATGGGGTTATGCCTGGGCTCACCCGTCAGTGCTTACGCGCAGGCAGGATATTGCGCCGGCATTGCAAGACTTCTCCAATGATGGGCACCTGACCATTGTCGAGCGTGTTGGTGATGACGTTGAAGAACTGGCCGACATCTGCGAGCGCGTTCATGATGCAGGCCTGCTCGACAAGATAGGCTGCGACCCGGTCGGGCTCGGCACAATTCTGGACAAGCTGGAAGAGCGCGGCATACCCAATGACAAGATTGTTGGCGTTAGCCAGGGCTGGAAGCTGGGAGGCGCCATCAAGACCGCTGAACGCTGGCTCGCTGACGGTTCATTTGCTCCGGCAGATCAGCCTCTGATGGCTTGGTGCGTGGGCAATGCCCGAATCGAGCCGCGGGCCAACTCAATACTGATTACCAAGCAGGCATCTGGCTCGTCGAAGATCGACCCGCTGATGGCCATGCTCAACGCGGTAACGCTAATGGCGCTTAACCCGCCAGCAGCAACAAAGAAATACCAAATGTTCGTGCTCGGCTAACGCCAGGCAATAACCAACAGACCCGCTCCGGCGGGTTTTCTCGTTTCTGGAGGTCCGAAATGGATCTGGAAAAGATGGCGGCCGGCACCACTCGCGTGCACAGCGTCGTGACTATCAAGGCGATCGATGATGAGGCGCGCGAGTTCGTGGGCATCGCATCGACCCCGGCGACCGACCGTATGGACGACATCGTGGAGCCGTCCGGTGCCGAGTACAAATTGCCGTTGGCGCTGCTCTGGCAGCACGACCGCATGCTTCCTGTGGGCACCATCCTCACTGCAAAGGCGACCAAGGCCGGCATTGAGGTTCGCGGCAGCATCCCGAAGGTGGACGCCCCGCAAGGACTGGCAGCTCGCCTGGAAGAGGCATGGCAATCACTTAAACATCAACTGGTGCGCGGTCTGTCTATCGGCTTCCGCCCGCTTGAATACAGCTTTATGGATAACGGCGGCATCCACTTCACCAAATGGGAATGGCTGGAATTATCCCTGGTGACCATCCCGGCAAACGCCGAGGCCACCATCACCTCAATCAAATCGTTCGACCGTGAGCAGCTGGCCGCGTCAGGCAAGAAGCTGCCCACGGTTGTGCGCATTGGTAAACCTGCCGGCGCTTCGGCAAGCATCACCAAAACCCTAAAAGTACCGAAGCCCCAGGAGGGCAATGCAATGAAAACTATCGCTGAGCAAATTGCCGACTTCGAGTCGACACTGAAACAGAAGCAGAACGGCATGGATTCCATTCTGGACAAGTCCGCCGAAGAGGGCGCCACACTGGACGTTGACCAGCGCGAAGAGTACGACACTCTGAAAGCTGAGTCTGACGCCATCGAAAAGCACCTGGATCTGCTGCGCGATCGCCAGAAGCGCGAAGCCAAGACCGCCAAGCCCGCCACTCCATCCGTAGGTGGCGAAAAGGCTGCCGAATCTACCGGTTTCGAGATCGGCAAGGGTCTGCAGGTTCGCGCCAAAAACACACAGAAGCTTGAGCCCGGCATTGCATTCGCCCGTGCCGCCAAGTGTCTGGCCTTGGGTCACCTTGAGCACCGCAACGCCATCGACATCGCCAAGTCGCTGTATGACGGCCAAGACTCGATCATCGCGGCTACCCACCGTCTGGTGACGAAAGCTGCTGTACCTGCTGCGACCACTAGCGATTCAACATGGGCTGGCCCGCTGGTCGGTGATGAAACCTCTGTGTACGCCGACTTTGTTGAGTACCTGCGTCCGCAGACCATCATGGGCCGCTTTGGTCAGGGCGGCATCCCGTCTCTGCGCCGGGTTCCCTTCCGCGTGCCGCTCATCGGCCAGACCTCTGGCGGTGACGGCTACTGGGTTGGTGAGGGCCAAGCCAAGCCGCTCACCAAGTTCGACTTCAGCCGCACCACGCTGGAGCCGCTGAAAGTCGCCAACATCGCTGTTGCGACCATGGAGACCATCCGCGACTCCAGCCCGTCCGCCGACCTGATCATTCGTGACCAGCTGGCTGCCGCGCTGCGTGAGCGCCTGGACCTGGACTTCATCGACCCGGCCAAAGCTGCCTCTGCCGGCGTCAGCCCGGCTTCAATCCTTAACGGCGTTACCGGCATCGTTTCCAGCGGCACTGATGCGGATGCAGTTCGCGCTGACCTGAAGGCATTGTACGGCCAGTTCATCGCAGCGAATAACGCGCCAACCTCTGGCGTGTTCGTGATGCCCGCAACTGTGGCGCTGTCTCTGAGCTTGATGGTCAACCCGCTGGGTCAACCCGAGTTCCCCGGCATCACCATGATGGGCGGCACGCTGTCCGGTCTGCCGGTAATCGTCTCCGAGTATGTGCCTGCGGATACTAGTGGCTACATCGTGGCCCTGGTCAACGCCAGTGATATCTACCTGGGTGATGAAGGTGGCATTGACCTGTCGATGTCTACCGAAGCGTCGCTGCAGATGGACAACGCGCCGGACAATCCAACCACCGCAAGCACTGTCATGGTCTCTTTGTGGCAGCGCAACCTGGTCGGCTTCCGCGCAGAACGCAGCATCAACTGGGCTCGCCGTCGCGACTCGGCTGTGGCGTATCTGACCGGCGTCAACTGGGCATAACCGAGCCATCTGGCTCAAGGGGCTGCACTGCGGCCCCTTCTACAAGATGGCATGGAGAAGAACATGAAAGTCACCTTTACGCACAAGAGCGGCCGGCAGCAGGACATGCACGAGCGATTTGCTATTCCGCTGCAGAAGCTGGGGCGCGGCACCTACATGACGAAGGTTATGCGCGCAGAAGAGGTGCCAGCCCTTGAGGTTGTCGAGCCTGTTGAGCCGGTGGAGGATGCCGAGCCAGCAGACGAGCAAGAAAAGCCAGTCAAGCGCCGCGCGCGCAAGACTAAAGCCGAAGACCAAGAGTAAAGGATCGCCATGCGACTTTTCGGGATGGAGATAAAGCGCCGCGAGAAAGCCTTGTCGCAGGTGCCTGCGTCCCGTGGCTGGTGGCCGATGGTCAGCGAGCCTTTCACTGGGGCATGGCAGCGCAACAAGGAAGAGCGCCTTGATTCGCTTATGCAGTATCCGACCCTGTACGCCTGCGTTTCGCGCATCGCTACAGACATCGGCAAGCTGCCGTTTGCGCTGAAGGGCAAAGCATCGTCTGGCATCTGGCAGACTGTTGAGAATGCCGACCTTTCGCCCGTACTGGCGCGCCCGAACCATTACCAGACGCCGCAGCAATTCCGCGAAATGTGGGCGCTGTCAAAGCTGGCGCAGGGCAACACCTACGGCCTGAAGGAGCGGAACGCCCGCGGTACCGTGGTCGCTGTTTACGTTCTCGATCCTTGCCGCGTGATGCCGCTGGTTTCTGATTCCGGCGAAGTGTTCTATCAACTCTACACCGACAACCTGAACCAGCTGCCTGAGCTGGATGGCCAGATCACTGTGCCAGCGTCCGAGATTATTCACGACCGCTGCATCTGTCCGTTCCATCCGCTGATCGGGCTTCCGCCTATCGCGGCTGCACACTGGCCGGCACTGAAGAACATGCGCATCCTGAAATCCTCTGCCGAGTTCTTCGCAAACAACGCCCAGCCATCCGGCATCCTTTCTGCGCCGGGCGCTATCTCCGACCCTACCGCCGACCGACTGAAGACATACTGGAACGAGAATTTCACGGGGTCGAATGCTGGCAAGGTTGCCGTGGTGGGTGATGGACTGCAGTTCGTTTCCCTGGCATCAAAGTCGGTGGACTCGCAGATGGTCGAGCAGTTGCGCTATTCCGATGAGCAGATTTGCCAGCCGTTCGGGATCCTGCCGTTCAAGGTTGGACTGGGCAGCATTCCTGCCGGCCTGACCGTAGATGCCATCAACCAGCTCTACTACAACGACGCTCTGCAGGCGCCCATCCAGGCAATGGAGGCGCTGCTGACGGCCGGGCTTGATGCGGTACCTCTGCGCGTGGATATGGATGAAACGGTCCTGATGCGCATGGATATGGGCAAGAAAGCCGAATACCACAGTGCCCTGGTATCGGGCAGCATCGAGACCATTAACAACGCGCGCCTTGAGTTCAACCTTCCCCCGCTGGAAGGCGGCGACACTGTGTACATGCAGCAGCAGGACTTCCCGCTTGAGCAGGTGCGCCAGAACGTGTTGCCGAGTAATGCGCCGGCGCCGGCAGACGAGCCAGAACCAACCGACGAAGAAGTCGACGATCAGGCGCGTGCACTCGCTGCCTTTTTCCAAAAGGAGATGACCCGTGCCCTCAATGCGTGAGCTTGAAGCCCAGGCAAAAGCCTTGGCCCCGATCATGACCGGGATTGTGGCAGGCGTGCGCGACGAGCTGCGCAAAGAGTTCGCCGGAGAGCTTCAACGGCGTGACAATCGTATTTCTGATCTGCAGAAAGCGCTGGACGAACGCCCCGACCTTGATGCTATTGCCAAGCAGGCGGCAGCTCTGGTGCCTGCGCCAGAAAACGGCGAGGATGCTGACCCCGAAGTAATCAAGCAGATGGTCGCTGATGCAGTTGCCGAGCTACCCACGCCGGAGCCGGGCAAAGACGGCAAGAGCGTCACCCTTGAAGACGTGGCCCCAATGATCCGCGAAGAAGCGGCCAAGGCTGCGGCCGATCTGCCGGCCCCCAAAGATGGCGAATCAGTCACAGATGAAGATGTACGCCCGATGCTAAACGAGCTGATTACCGAGGCCGTCAAAGCCCTGCCAGTACCAGAGGCAGGCAAAGACGCCGACATGGATGCAATCAAGCGGCACGTCGAGCAGATGGTCAAAGGCATTGAACCCGCACCGGCTCCGACCGTTGACGAGGTCGCCGCGACCTTTGAGCGCCGTTTCTCAGACCTTGCCCTGTCCTGGGAGCGCCAAGCGCGTGACACCTTCGACAAAGCAGCAGATCGCATGCCGACGCCGAAGAATGGCCGTGACGCACTGCCGCTGGATAGCTTCGACCTGACGCTGGGCGAAGATGGCCGCACCGTCACCGTGAAGATGCAAGCTGGCGATACCGTGCTTGAGAAGTCCGTCAAGATCGCTGCCGTGGTAGACCGCGGCGTATTCAGCAAAGAAAACGACGATTACCAGAAGGGCGACGGCACCACTTACGGTGGTTGCTTCTGGATTGCGCAGAAGGATGCACCGGAAGGCGTGCCCGGCGGCTCTGCTGACTGGAGAATGGCTGTGAAGAAAGGCCGCGACGGCAAAGACCTGCGGCCGAACTCGTCAAGTCATGACCCTGACAAAGGGGTGAAGCTGAAATGATTTACGTCACCCTGGAGCAGGCAAAGCATCAGCTGCAGATGGACCATGACGACGATGACAGCCTGATCGCCGGTTACATTAAGTCCGCATCCAAGGCAGTGAAAAACTATATCAAGTCTGCGTCGCCGTTTGAGGTTGAGCGCGATGCTCACGACAACCCGGTACTGGATAGCAGCGGTGACCCGATCTACATCACCGACAGCCAGGGTGATTTTATCGTGAGCTCTGAGGTCCAGCAGGCCACGCTGCTGCTGGTCGGCTACTTCTACAAAGACCGCGACAACAACGCAGACGGCGCATACGAGCAGGGCTATTTGCCTAAGCCGGTTACCGCTCTGCTGTACCCGTTGCGCGATCCTGCGCTGACGTGAGGTGAGTATGCAAAGAAATCATCAGGCGCAAGATCTCTGGCGGCATCGCTCATGGTTTTTCTGGTATCAGTGCTGCGCCTGCAATAAGGACTTTCGCCGAGAGCTAGGGTGGAGAGCTTTTACCGGTCCGTATTATGGCGGGCATGGCGTATTCCGCTACATCTGCGGCAGCTGTGCATCCACCCGTGAGCAGGCGTCTGGCATCATCAATAGCGCGCCATGGGTTCCAAAAATGAGGCCTAAGGCACCCGCTCCGCCGCCGAGGCCGAGCCAGGGTGACTGGATACTCGTGAAGGGCGTGCGTGTGCCGCGCCTGTATTCCTCGGGTGCCGAATAATGGGAATCAAAGCCGGACGCCTGCGCCACCGCATCGCTATTCAGCAGAAGGTGACAAGTCGTGACCCGAACAGTGGCGCGCAGATCGTCACATGGCAAACCGTCACCGGCTGGGAGTCAGTGCCCTGCGCCATCGATCCGCTGAGCGTCAAAGACTTCATGGCCGCGCACGCCAATCAGTCCGAGATAGTGGCCCGCATTACCCTGCGCCATCGTGACGGCCTGCTGCCCACCATGCGACTGGTTCATAACGGCAAGATTTATAACCCGGCAGGCTTTTTGCCTGATCCGGATAGCGGGCTGAATTATGTGGTGGCGCCTTGCAGCCAGGGCGTGAACGAGGGATGATTATCTCAATCAGAACGGCTGGTTCTGGTCGCCGGGCCCGGTGACTTTGGATATGCCGTAATGTGAAGCGGGATAGACGATTCGCGCGGCATGGGTGACGCCTTGCTGGGGTGTTTCGAGACGAGTTTTGGCACCGGCTCCCGTGGATTAGTACGCGCTGTCAACGCATGCAAGGTGCTAGCAAACACACAGAACCCGCTTCGGCGGGTTTTTTAATGGGCGCGATAAATGATCTGGTCAGGCCAAACCGTTTGCTGCATAGCCAGCGGCCCAAGCCTCGCCGCTAATGATTGCGCTCTGATCGAGCAGGAAGGACTGCCAACCATCGCCGTGAACAGCTCATGGCAGATGGCGCGCTTTGCTGATGTTATCTATGCCGCTGACCCGGCGTGGTGGGATCACAACCAACACCTGATAGACGTGCCGACAGAGCGCTGGTCCAGCTACCAGAGCGCAGACACAAAGTACGGCATCAACCGCCACCGCGTACCGAACCAGCCGCACAACAGCGGTATGCGGGCAATACAGTTTGCCATTGAGCGCGGCGCGGCAAGGGTGCTGCTGTTGGGTTATGACTGCTCGGTGAAGGGCGGTACCCACTGGCACGGTGACCACAAGAGCACAAGGAACCCGGACGCCAAGCGCTGCGCCATGTGGCTTCAGCAGTTCGCCATGATCGACCGCAAGCAAACCGAAATCATCAACTGTTCACGGGAAACGGCATTGGCCTGCTTCCCGCGCATGACTCTGGAGCAAGCCCTGTGCTGAAAACCTTCTCAGGCCGCAATGCATCACAGAATGAATTTGAGCTGCGCAGCTTTATCAATCTGCTGAATGAGCATGGCGTAAAGCGCTATCTGGAAGTGGGCAGCCGCCATGGCGACACATTCCACGAGGTGATGACCAGCTTGCCAGTGGGTAGCTATGGGTGCGCGGTTGATCTGCCTGGCGGTCTGTGGGGAAAGAAGAAGACAGAAGAAGTATTGATGGCCGTGGCAGAAGACTTACGCGCCAAGGGCTACATCATCGACGTTGTGCTGGGTAACAGCACCCACAAAGATGTGATCGAGCGAATCAAGGGTTACGGCCTGTTTGATGCCGCCCTGATCGATGGCGACCACACCTACAAGGGCGCAAAGACCGACTGGCTGAACTATGGGCCGCTGGCTCGCCTGGTCGCCTTTCACGACATTGTAGGTCAAGGCATGCGCGAGAAGGTACACGGCAACCCGGTTGAAGTGCCCCGGCTGTGGGCAGAGATTGCCGAAGAGAAAGAACGCTGTGTTGAGTTCATCGACACCGGCTCCAACATGGGGATTGGCGTATGCATATCACACTGATTTCCAGCCCTCGCGCACAGCACCAGCTTGAACACCAATCAGCCCTTGCTGCCGGATTTGAGGCGCTTGGCTTTGATGTGACCCTGACCCACGGCCAGGCAGCCAGAACCAAGCACGTTGCCTGCTGGGGGTGGCGGCTTGGTCAGAAGCTGCGTGCTGCTGGCCATGAAGTACTGGTTATCGAGCGCGGCTACCTTGGTGACCGCTTTGCCTGGACGTCGCTCGCCTGGAATGGTCTGAACGGCCACGGCGAGTTCCCGGCGGCGCACGATGATGACGGCGCCCGGTTTCGCGAACACTTCACCATTCAACCTTGGAAAGATGGCGGTGATTACGTTCTGCTGATGGGGCAGGTGCCGGGTGATGCCAGCCTGCAGGGCAAAGACCTAATGCCCTGGTACGAGCAGACAGCCGAGCGCGCCGCGGCGGCCTATGGGCTTCCAGTCAAGTTTCGCCCGCATCCACTCACCGCCCGCAAAGGCATCAAGCAGCAGCTGCGCATGGCGACCAACTCACGCGGAACCTTGGAAGAGGATCTGGCCGGCGCTGCTGTCGCCATCTGCTACAACAGCAACTCCGCCGTGGATTCAGTGCTGGCAGGCGTGCCGACCATCACCGCGGATGTAGGCGCTATGGCCTGGGATGTAACCGGCCACAAGCTGGGCGAGATCGCCAAGCCAGACCGCGAACAATGGGCGCACGACTTGGCCTGGAAGCAGTGGGCCCTGGCAGAGATCGAAAGCGGGGAAGCACTCAAGGGCCTGGTAGGCCATGACTGATTCCGTATCGGTGAACATCGACGGCCTGGCTGAAGTGTTGGGCAAGTTCGAGGCCATCGAATACGACCTCAAGAAGAAGGGCGGCCGCTTCGCCCTGCGCAAGGCTGCCCAGCTGGTGCGAAATAAGGCCCGGCAGAACGCCGAGGCTATAGACGATCCAGAGACCGACGCCAACATCGCTAAGAACATCGTGGAGCGCTGGTCTGGCCGCACCTTCAAGCGTACCGGTGACCTGATGTTCAGGGTGGGCGTGATGGGCGGCGCTGGCGGTAGTGCTACATCAGCTTCGCTCGACGGGCTGCCCGGCAAGGATACCCGGCATTGGCGCTACAAAGAGTTTGGCACCGAAGACATCGCCGCCACTCCATTCATGCGCCGTGCGCTGGCAGACAACATAGCCGCCGCCATCAATGAGTTTGGCGACCAGTACGAGAAGAAAATGAACCGAGCGATCAAAGCAGCCAAGAAAAAGGCGGGCGTCCAGTGATACCACCAATCTATCCAGTCTGTGCTGCCTCTGCTGCTGTGCAGGCGGTGCTGGGAAACCCGCCAAGTCTCTGGCCGTTTGGCGAAGCGCCGGAGGGCATCACTGATCCCTATGCCGTATGGCAGGTGATAAACGGCGCTCCAGAGAACTACATCAACCAAGTGCCAGACATGGACAGCTACAGCTTGCAGGTAGATGTCTACGGCAAAACCGGCGAATCAGTAACCGATGTCGCCAAAGCGCTGCGAGACGCCATCGAGCCGCACGCCCATATCACCAGCTGGGGCGGCCAGAGCAAAGACCCGGAAACCAAGCGATACCGTTACACCTTCAGCGTTGACTGGTTCAAGTCGCGCTAAAACGAGCAACCCCAAACAACCCGCTTTTGCGGGTTTTTTTATGCCTGAAAACCCGCAACAGGAGTATTACCAATGAGCGTTCAAACTCAAGGCACGCAGGTGTTCTTTATTGACCCCGAGGATGATTCCGTCGGATTCGTTCAGTGTGCCACCGCACTGACCCCCGGCGGGTCGCCTGCTGACCCAATTGAAACTACCTGCCTCGAAAGCTTTGACCGAGAATACGTTTCTGGGCTGCGCACGCCAGGGCAGGCCACCGCTTCAGTCAATGCTGACCCGCAGGTGCCATCTCACGTCCGCCTCCACGAAATGAGCCAAGAGAATCCCGCGCCTACGGTTAAATGGGCTGTTGCGTGGTCCGACGGAACAGCAGTACCGACCGTGGATAGTGCGGGCGACTTTATCTTGCCTGAAACGCGCACCTGGCTGGTATTTCAGGGCTATGTCGCGGACTTCCCCTTCGACTTCCAGATCGGCGCAGTAGTCACCACCGCAATGACCATTCAGCGCTCAGGTGGCAGCACCTGGGTTAAGAAGGTAGCCCCATGAACCTGACCATCGAAAACCTCAAAGCAGCGGGCGCCTTCACGGGCGCCCCTGTGAAAAAGGAAATCAAGTGGAAGCAAGCCGATTACATTAGCGTCGATCTATGCGAAGACTTTGTGGACGGGGAAAACCTATACCTACTTGTGAGGATAGGTGAAGCAGGCGACGAAGAAAGCTATGAAGAGTGGCATCGGTCCGAAGACGGCGACCATGTTCTGCGATTATCCGAACATACAGCTACTACTTACGTGCGCCGGATTGGTTACGCCGCAGCCATGGCCGACATTACCTCATCTATCAGCAAATCAGACCCGGTTGCCGGCCGCATCGCTTCCAGCATCTGTGATGCCGAGGGCAAGGCGGTATTTACCCCGGCAGACATTACCGGTGAAGCCGATCCGGAGCGCGGCCCAATGAGTCGTGAGCTGGTGCTGGAATTGCTCCGCGTAATGGGCGAGGTCAACGGCGCGGGAAAGACGAAGAGCTGAGCGAACTGGACGAGTTCTGGCACGAGCTCGTCCTGTCCGGGGTGGGAGGTAACACCATCGCTGAGGCCCAGCAGCGACTCGGCTATCAAGAGGCGCTGCAATGGATGAAGTATAGGAGGCTTCGCGGCGGCTTCAACCTGGGTATGCGTGTAGAACGAGGGTCAGCGCAGCTTTCAACGCTCTATGCGAACGCGCACAGCAAGAACGGCGGCTACAAGATTTACGACTTCATGCCGCACATGGAAGAGCCGCCTATGACGCTGGAGCAGGCGATGGAGAAGTGGAAGTAAAGAAAAAGTTGGTATCGGTATACAAACAACTAAGCCCGACAGGTTCACGCCTTTCGGGTTTTTTTGTGCCCGCCGAAAGGCGGTGCAACAAGCAGGCTAGGCCAGATCAGCCGAAAAGGGACGGTTTGCTCCGCCTTCGCCCCTGCCTGCTTACCCCTTTACAGGCGGAAGGAGCTGCACATGAATAACGTGATTCCATTTCATTACCAAGGCCAGCCGGTTCGTTTCAATACTGCCGGGTGGATTAATGCAACTGATGTGGCTGGTCGCTATGAAAAGCGCGTAGACCATTGGCTGGCAAACGCTGAAACCAAGCAATACATCCAGGCATTGGCAGAGGCGTTAAATACCCGAGATTCCGGGGATTTAATTCTGACAAAACGCGGGCGAGGTGGCGGCACCTGGCTGCACCCGAAGCTGGCTGTAGCATTTGCAAGATGGCTGGATGTTAAGTTCGCCGTCTGGTGCGACCTGCACATCGACGCCCTACTGCATGGCGAGCTTAACGAACGCCAGCAATTCGAGCGCGCTTGTAAGGCTCTGGACGATGCGCGGCACGTCGCAAGCCTGAGTGGCAAAGAGCTGGCCGCCTGGCGCTGGAAAAAGCCGGGGCTGGAATGCCAAGTAGATCATTGGCGCGAGCAACTGCAGATGACGTTGGGATTGGATGCCGCTTGACGAACTGAAATTTCGGGTGCATAGTTTGCCCGTCGCTGCCAATTCAGCGACCGGGCTTGGTAACCCGAGTAAGCAAAGGCGCACGACGCCTGTATGGCGTTTTTTTGTGCCCGCTTTATGGCGGGCCGTGCGTGGGAGGGCTTCGGCCCTGCCGGGTCCCTTTGCCCCGGTTTACCAACCCGCGTACGGTTCGCCTCCCTCTCGCTTGGTAACGAAGGTGGCGAACTCCAACAGCAAAGGAGTTTCACCATGAATGCCGCTCAGATCATTCCGTTTAGCTTTGACAAGAAAGAAGTCCGCACCACTCTGATTAATGACCAGCCTTGGTTTGTCGCCAAGGATGTTGCCGCAGCGCTTGAGTATCGCGAGGCGGATCGATTCACGCGCTGGCTAGACAGTGATGAGAAGGGTACCCACATTGTGGGGACCCCTGGCGGAGACCAGGAAATGCTGGTCATCAACGAGTCTGGCCTGTACTCCGCAATCCTGCGCAGCCGCAAAGCCGAAGCCAAGCGCTTCAAGAAATGGGTTACCGCCGAAGTACTCCCGGCCATCCGTAAGCACGGACGCTACGAAGATCGCCGCAATCAGATGGGTGCTTTGGTGCTGGAAGCAATCGGCGTTTCCGAGCTGACAGCCATCAAGGGCGTTATCAGCGACAAAGCCAAGCACGTGCCAAAGGAAAGACGGCTCGGTTTCATGCAAACAATGCATCGCCGCCTGCATACCCGTTTCAACGTTGCGCGCACCGAGCTGATACCGCATAAGGATTTTGCTGACGCCTGTAATTTTGTCGCCGCGTACAGCCTTGAAGGCGAGTGGCTACCCAAGGAAGAGAAGCGCGAGCAGTTTGACGACTGGCTTAACCTGAATGCACTGATCAGCTGCATGCGACAGAGTTACGAAATATTTGCCAAGCATGATCTGTATAAGCACCTGACTGGCTTGGGTAGCAGGGCAGGCATTGAGATTCATGACTATCTGGCTGATGGGCGCGGAATTGCAGGAATGCTAAAGCGTCAGTATGCGGACCCCCTGGGCGAAGCTGAACGACAAGCACGTGCGATCTGTGACAGGGCGCTAGCTACCAACTAGGAAGCAAGAAGGTAAAAACCGAACCCAGCTAATGCTGGGATTCGGTGCTGGCATACGATACATTCTCCTTATCTATCAGGGAGGAATGCTCGTGGAAAAGAAGAAAACCAGCTTTGTAACTTGGCTAGTTCTGTTTACCGTTATTATTGTCGCGGGTAATGCGATGTTGAGTGAAGACCCGCCTACCCCACCAAAGCCGCAGAAAACCGAAGAGCAAAAGCTTGCTGATGCAGAGAATGCCAAGTCATACGCTTATGTAATGGCTGCAGAAAAGATATTAAGGTCGGGGTTGAAAGATCCCGAATCTGCAAAGATTAGTCGCTCCCACTACAGTGAACCTTACGTTTGTGGGTATTTGAACGCTAAAAACTCCTTTGGTGGCTTCACTGGCGATAAAGAGTTCATGGTTAATACTGTTACCGGGGAGGTGTTTGTTAGAGAGCAGACCGGCAATTTCGTTTCTTTATGGAACGAACACTGTATTTAGTACGATCGTTTATTCAAGCCCGCTTCGGCGGGTTTTTTATTGCCCGATATTAAGCCCGCCTTGAGCGGGTTTTTTTATGCCTGGAGAAAAGCATGGCAAGCAAAAGCCTCGGCACCCTCACGCTGGATCTCGTCGCCAAGACGGGCGGATTTACCGGGCCAATGGACAAGGCAGCACGCCAGACCAAGAAGAACTCTGACCAGATGGCCAAGGCAGGCAAGGCTGTCGGCGTGGCTATTGGCGCTGGCGCCGTTGCTGCTGTTGCTGGCATATCGTTGATGATCGCGCGCGAGCGAGACCTGATCGACGAGCAGGCCAAGGTCGCGCAGAAGCTCGACACCACCTACGAGAGCATGGCCAACTTGCGCCGCGCTGGAGAGCTTGGCGGCGTTGGCTTTAACACCATTGAGACCGCCGGCCGCACGCTGAACGCCAATATTGGCAAGGCAATTCAGGGCGTCACCTTGCAGGCGGATGCATTCGAGCGCTTGGGCTTGAGCGCTCAAGAAGTCTATGACGTTCCGCTTGATCAGCGCATTGCCATGATCAACAAAGCGCTGGACGAGAATGTCAGTGCTTCAGAGCGCGCCGCAGTAGCTGGTGATCTGTTCGGTACCCGTAATGCCGCCGCCATACAGCAGCTTGACCCTGGAACCATTGCAGAGGCTGCGCGCCAGGTAGAGATATTCGGACTCAACCTGTCGGACGTCGACGCGGCAAAGGTCGAGATGGCCAACGACGCCATGAGCACGTTCGGCCTGCTGACGGACGGTATCGGCAAGCAGCTAACAGTTCAGCTGGCACCGATACTCAAAGCTGTAGGAGATGAGTTTTTAAATTCTGCAGACGAGGCGGGCGGGCTGGGCAATCAGGTAGAAGACGCCGTTGAAATGGCTGTTAGCGCTCTCGCGTTCATGGTCGATGCTGGAGACGGCGTTGGCCGGGTTTTCAGCGTGGTTGCCGACACCATAGTAGGTACATTTGCCACCGGGGAATACTGGGTCAAGCGGATATCTGCATCAATTATAGAGACAGTAGAGAGTATCCCCGGCGTTGATCTGGATATTGATACTGAAAGTCTGCGAAAATCTGCGGCGCAAGCTCAGCAGATTGCCTTCGAAGCCGCCAAAGAAATTTCCAACGCTATCAATGAGCCGCTGGCTGGAGAGCGTTTGCGTAAGGCCTACAAGGCAGCGCAGGAAGCCGGGGAGGCTGCAGCGGAAGCAGCAGTGAAACTACGCAAAGATAACGAGGACACCGGCGATTCATTTTTAGACCTGGCCGACTCGGCTAACGCAGCTACTGACGCCATCGCCAGTCAGCTGGAACAGCTCGACTTGCAGGTCGCGACAATGAAGATGAGCGATGATGCGGCTACTCTATTCAAGCTCGCGCTGGATGGCGCAACAGATTCTCAAATCGCTCATGCAAAGGCGGCGCTGGAAACGATTGAGGTTTATGAGAAGCAGGTTGAGGCGCAAAAGGAAGCCGCAAAACAGATCGAAGAGATCAATAAGCAGGCTCAGCAAATACAGGACAGCTATAAGGACGAAGAGCAGCGCTTGCTTGAGTCGTACGAGCGCCGTCGACAGATCGTTCTGGATAATACAGAGGTAACCGGACAGGCCCGCGCTGAGCTTTTGCGCAAGATGGAAGAAGGGCTTAACGAAGAGCTGGCCGAAATCAATGCGGGGTACTGGGAACAGTACCTTGAAGGCGCGCGCGAGAACTTGGAATCGTTTGATGAGCTGGCGGGCGAGACGATCGACAATTTCTCTTCGCGCTTCGGTGATGCCTTTGAGTCCATGATATTTGATGCTGAGACGCTGGGCGAAGCTGTCAGCGGTATGGCTGAGAATATGGCCCGCTCTATTGTGAGCGCTTTAGGTGAGATGGCAGCCCAGTGGCTGGCCTACCAGGCTGTTCAGTTGCTTGTCGGCAAGTCGACTCAAGCCTCCGGCGCAACCACTATGGCAGCCAATGCTGAAGCCATGTCGATCATGGCCGGTATCAATGCGTTTTCAAGTACTGCCGCAATCCCGATTGTCGGCCCTCCAGCTGCGCCCGCCGCTGCCGCTGCAGCTACTGCTGTTACAGCCCCAATGGCTGCTGCTGTCAGTGCTATTGCTCTGTCAGGCATGGCTCACGACGGTATCGACTCAGTACCTAATGACGGCACCTGGTTACTGCAAAAAGGCGAGCGCGTCACCACCGCCGAAACCAGCGCCAAGCTGGACGGCGTGCTTGAGGATATTCGCGGCAGCCGTGCTGGCGCCGTGGGAATGGGCGGCAACAGCTTTAGCTTCAGCTTCCCCGCCGTTAAAGATGCCCGTGAGGCTCGCAAGTCAGAGGCGGGCATGCAGCGCGCCGTTGTTCAAGCGATGGCGCGTGCACAGAGGTTCAGCTAATGGAGTTTATTGAAGAGCGGATTGACGCCTGCATTCGTGTGGGCGCTGCAGCTGAAGATAGCTTTATGTTGTCACCCAGCATGACCGTAGGCGGCGCGCGCTATGTTTGGCTGATCAATGGCAAGCCTTATCGTGAGTTTGATATCAGCTACCTGCAGCCACAGTCAAAGCTGGCGCTATCTGTTAAGAGCCTGTTTGATCGCACCTATGGCGGTTACGCCGGGTTTCGAGTGAAGAGCTGGGATGATTTCACAACGGCGAATGACGGCACCTCTGCCTATACCGCAACCGATTGCACCTTGAATCTTGTCAGCCCTGGTGTTTATCAGTTGGTTAAAGAGTATGGCCGCGACAAGCCTGCGCTGGCGTCCATCGGCCGGCCGCGCCGTATTCTGTTTAAGCCGGTAGCGGGAGAGGTTGCCGTGTCTGTCGCTGGGCAAGTATTGCCCGTTGCTCAGTGGTCGGTCGATACAACTACCGGTCTCGTGACCATGGCAGCCAACAAGTCCCGAGCTATCACGGCGATCAGTAAGGCCGCAAACGCGGTGCTCACAGTGGGCTCTAATACTTTCGTGGTGGGTGATTCCGTTGTCGTAACTGGCGTGGTGGGCATGACCGAGATTAACGATCAGCGAGCGCTGGTTACCGCAAGGACCAGCACGACCATTACGCTAGCGATCGACTCCACGGCATTCAGCGATTACACCAGCGGCGGAACGGTGCAAACCCAGCCGATCACTGGCGAGGTAGTGGCTGGAGGCTGCCAGTTCGACATCCCCTGCGCGTTTGACTCCAACTTTTCAGTAGACGCCCTGGACTCTCGCAACCGCGAAGTATCAGGCCTGCGCCTCATTGAGCTGCTCGACCCCTTAGCCTAAGGCCCATCATGAAATCACACGTAGCCGACTACCGGACGCGGACTTACTGCGCCCGGATTGAGCCTGTGGGCGATCAGCCTGTAATCCGCCTGACTGGGTTCTCGAATCCTTTAGAGATGAGCAATGGCGAGGTTTATCAATCCACCAGTGGGTATGAGTTCAGCGGCCTTTCGTCCACATCAGATATGAGCTCTACCGGTATTGATCTGGACGGCATCCTGCAGATGGGCGCCATTACGCTCGATGACCTGGCCTCCGGCGTTTACGACAACGCGAGGGTAAAGGTATTCGCCACCAGCTTTACCGCGCCAACCGAAGACGAGGAAGAGCTAGGTCTGTTCTTCTTCGGCAAGACCGACATGACCGATAAGCGCTACCGCACGCAGCTGATGGGGGCGATTGACGCGATTAGCCAGAAGGTCGGTCGGAGCTTTGCGCCAACGTGCCCCTGGACCCTGTTTGATCAGCATCTGGACGGCAACTTGATTGCCAGTACACGCAGCCGTTGCACTGGTCCGCGCTCAGCACCTGATGGCCCTGCCATGGCCGATTATCTCGTCACCGGAACATTGACAAGCGTCATCAGCCAGACCGTGTTCAGCGACTCCGCACGCGGCGAGGTTGATGACTGGTTTGGCTATGGCGAGATCCGTTTCACTACGGGCGACAACGCAGGCTTGAAGCCGAATCAGATCAAGATATTCGCCAGCGGCCAAATCACGCTGCACGAGGCGCTGTTCTATCCGCCCCAGGTTGGCGACGAATACGAAATGATCCCCGGTTGCCGCAAGCGCCGTGGTCCTGACTGCCGCGACAAATACAGCAACGCCATCAACATGGGCGCACAGCCTCATGTGCCCACTAAATCACAGTACAGCCAGCGGGGACGCGGAGCATGACGACAGACGACATTATTGCCGCAGCGCTCCAGTGCAAGGACACGCCATTCAGGCATCAAGCCCGCGTGCCCGGTGTTGGCATCGACTGCGCCGGGCTGCTGGTGCATTGCTTCAAAGCGCTTGGCCTGCCGCATCAAGACGAACTCGGCTACCCGCGAACCCCTTATGACGGGCAGCTTGAGAAGATTCTCGCCAGCCAGAAATCATTGCAGCGCATACCCGTTGCCGAGGCCAAAGCAGGTGACTGGCTGACCATGCGACTCGTGCGCGACCCCCAGCACATCGCCCTGCACGCCGGGGAGATTCGCGGCCACACCTACATCATTCACGCCAGCTCAGAATCAGGAAAGGTTGTGCACCACCGCCTTGACTCGCTCAACCGTGCCCGCGTGATGGGTGCTTATCGGATGGTTAAACCATGAGCGGTAATAGCTTTGTAAATGCTGCTCTGGGTGCTGCTGGCGGTTTTGTCATCGGCGGCCCAGCAGGCGCCTTGCTCGGCGCAGGCGCGGGATTGTTAGCTGGATCACTGTTTTCAGGCCCAAAGATTGAAGGCCCAAGATTATCCGATCTGCGAATCCAGACCAGCACCTACGGTGCCGCGATCCCGCGTACATACGGCACTATCGCGTTCGCGGGCAACATAATCTGGCTTGAAGGCGGAAAACTGCGTGAAGTCGTCAAGAAGAACAAAAGCGGAGGGAAGGGCGGCAGCAGCACAGAGCCGGACAAGACCTATACCTACTTCGCGACATTCCACTTAGCGTTGTGCGAGGGTCCTATTCAGGGCATCCGCCGAATCTGGTGCTCAGACAAGCTGATCTATGACGCTGGCAGCGATGACCTTGAAACCATCATTGCGAGTAATGAAGCGGCACGCGGCTGGACTTTATACCGTGGTACCGATGATCAAATGCCCGATCCGCGCTATGAAGCAGACGTGGGCGTCGACAACGCGACAGCCAATCGCGGCCTGGCTTACCTGGCCTTCCGTGACTGGAATCTTACTGACTACGGCAACACGCTTGAGGGCGCGCAGTTTAAAGTTGAGGTGGTGGCGGATTCTGAAATCGCCGTTCCGTCATTCATGTACTCGCGAGAATATGAGGGGCAGCCTGTTTACTCCGACAGTACGGTATTTGTAACGTCCGAGTACGTGGGTAAATCATTCATTATTCAGGGCGGCTCGGAGTACTGCCAAGGCGTCATGAAGCAACGCACCTATGGCCACGACGGGCGGCTGCTGCGTGTCATTGATCGCTCGGCACTCATACCAAGGATCGAATCAACGTCGCTAGGAGCTTATGTTGTAAGGCCGATATTTGGAACAACAGAGATCGCAATCTACGACATTGTTAATGACGTGTTGGGTGGGGATGTACCAACTATATCCATAGATATCCCAGCCTCTACGGACTTAACATTGGCTCGATGGAGCTACGCTGGTGGTTGGTACTGGTTCCCTGCCGTTGGCGGTATTTATGCAATTAACGGCGACGATATAGTGTTCGTCGTGATACCGGGGGTTAACTACACGACGATGTTCGTCGCGGCTGATCCGATAACGGGGCGAACGTATGTTCGGTACAGCTCAACAGAGTTGTACATCGGTGAGATAAGCGCCTATTCAGGCTCTGTGCTGTGGGTTACGTTGCTAGGGGGTGATGCAGGCGCGGGAGCTAGCGTCTCGGCGTTTGCATGTTTTGAGGGCAGGGTGTTTGTGCATATTCTAAGCACCGCCCGTGTCTATGACGTGTCGGGCGAAAGCGCAGAGCTATTAGGTAGCCTGCCAGCGCCATCTGAGAAGAGCGCGGCTTTCCCTTACGCCCCTGGTTTCGCTATTGCAGCCGGAAACGTTTATCAGTTTAGCGACAGAGAAAGCTCCTCCCCTGCTGATCTTGCGGAAGTTATTGGCATGGAGCTTGATCTGTCTTGCCTCCTGAGTGCTGCTGACATCGATGTAACTCAAATTTCAGGCTCTGTGAAAGGATATCAAATCTCCAGGGGCTCTATCCGATCAGCAATTGAGCCTCTCGCCACAGCGTTTCAATTCGACGTTATCCAATCTGGATACAAGATCAAGTTTGTGCCACGGGGGAGTGCCAGCGTATTAACTGTGCCCTATGAAGACTTGGGTGCAACAACTGGCGACACTCCTGACAAAGTATTCAGCCAGTCTCGTGAAATGGATACCCAGCTTCCCGCGAAGACAACGGTTAGCTATCTTGATGCCGAGCGTGAGTACGAAGTTTCCGAGCAGTCAGCCTCCCGAATCAACACCGAGGCCGTGAACGAAGAGGATGTTGAGCTAGCGATTGTGATTGGCGCAGATGGGGCGGCAGGTATCGCTGAAATGCTTCAGACCAGAGCATGGCTTGAGCGCACCAACATGTCCTTTACTGTTCCGCCAACCTATCTAAGCCTTGAGCCCACTGACGTGATCACTGTTGATGCCAAGTCAGCAATTCACGAGGTTTTCATTCAGGAAATAGACTACACGGAAGACGGCCGCCTTGGGATTAAAGGCGTGCCAAACAGTACTGCCATCTATGTGCCGAACGCATCAGGCGGCCAAGGTGGAGCGCCGACTGGCACTATCGGCGTGACTGGCTCCTCTATTTTCGTACCGCTGGATATACCGCTTGTTGACGAGATAAGCCAGAACTCGCTTGGTTTTGTTGGAGCCATGACGGGCTACACCAACGGCTGGCCGGGTGCGACCTTGTTTCGCTCAGGCGACAGCGGGCAAACATGGACTGACATCCAAGGTTATGCAGGAAAGGGGGGTATAGGCGCGGTATTTAGTACGCTTTCAGTCAGCGATGGTTATCTGATCGACCAGTCCGAGATATCAGTGATCATGATTTCAGGCGAACTAGAAAGCATCACGCTGGACCAGCTCCTGGCCGGCTATAACTACGCGGCTTATGGTGCTGATGGGCGCTGGGAGATTGTTCGCTTCCAGAAAGCGGCGCTGCAGGTCGATGGCGGCTATATCGTCAGCGACTTTTTGCGCGGCGACAAGGGTACAGAGTGGGCGACGGGTCTACATGAGTCGGGCGACTGGTTCATTCTCCTTGATGATCCGGACAACGCCTTTATCAGCATTGCCACAGACAGCATAGGCCTTGACCGTCTCTATCGCGGCATCACCCAACGCGCGAGCATTGAAAGCGGTGATAACGTCGAGTTCAGCTATGAAGGGGTAAACCTGAAGCCACTCAGCCCAGTTAACGCTGAAGCTACAAGAGACGGAGCAGGGGACCTGACAGCGAAATTCATTCGCCGCTCAAGACTGGGTAGCACCTGGTGGGGCAATGGTACCCAAGCCCCGGTTGGTGAGACGGCCGAAGCCTACGAAATAGATGTAATGGACGGACCCAGCGTAGTCAGAACAATCGATTCAGCAACACCGGAATTCAGCTATTCAGCAGCAGACCAGGTCACTGACTTCGGCTCTGCACAATCATCAATCCTTTTCCGCATCTATCAGATAAGTGCTCAGGTAGGGCGCGGCTACGTGCGCGAGGTAACACTGTGAGCGATACACCTAATCTGCCATTACCGCAGCTGGCGAACGGGCAACAAAACTTTCTGCTGGTGAACCAGTCTTTGGCGATCATTGACGCCTTGCTTCAGACACCGGTAATCAGTAAAGACCTGACAGCGGCGCCCGGTAGCCCCGCTGATGGTGCGCTTTATATAATGGGTTCTGCCTGGCCAGGAATTACGGACGCAGCAGCGGGCAAGCTTGCGCTATACCGCGCTGGCAGCGGCTGGATCGTTATCACGCCAAAAGAGGGCTGGAAAAAAGAAGTTGCAGCAGACGAAATAACCTACCGATATGACGGGGCGGATTGGGTTGAGTGGTCTACGGGCGGGGGTGGCGGCATGTCAAACCCAATGACAGCAGCCCAAGATTTGATATTCGGCGGGGAATCCGGAGCGCCTGAAAGACTGGCCGTTGGCTCAAGCGGGCAAGTTCTTAGCGTCGTCGCTGGGGAGTTGGCGTGGGCAACTCCTGCCGCCTCGTCTGGGCCTGCCCCCGTGGTTACTGAATCGGGGGCGTCGTTGACCGCCACAGGCGCAAACGCAGGTAACTACACGCGCTTCACGAATGCTTCTGCAAAGACGTATTCATTTGACAGCGCAGAGACCTACGGGGTGGGCGCTGAATATCACGGGCGCAATGCCGGGGCGGGTGGCTTGACTTTGGCGGAAGCCGGGACATTCACGCTAAACGCCCCTGTCGGGGGAACTCTGGTCGTTGAAGAGGGAGGTACCTTTACTGTGAAAATTGTGGCGCCAGGCGAAGCTGATGTGTTCGGCTCGGTGGTGGCGTCATGATAGCCGGCATAGTTGCGAGCAAAAACAGCGGTGGGGCGGGTCCACCGCCTGCACTGCCAACGACTATCGGAGAACCTTTTGGTGGCGGCTACTACATCGGCGATATAACCGTTGCTGACGGCGGTGCTGACGATGGGACTTATGCCGTTATCATGGGAGGGCCTGGGAGTCAGGCACCGACAACGCTGTCTTGGAAAAATCCTAGATCAGACAATCCCGGTACGTACAGTGACACGAACGGCCGCGCCAATACGCTTGCGATGCAAGCGGACGATCCTGTGATTCATTACGCCGGGATATACTGCCTTAACTACGACGGGGGCGGTTATGATGACTGGTATCTGGCAGCCAAGGGCGAATTGAACCTAGCCTGGACAAACAGGGCGGGGCTGTCTGCGCTTGCTGTGAGTGCGGGTTATTATTGGAGTTCTACAGAGTTCTCCGCAGATTTAGTCTGGATTCAAGATTTATCTACTGGGCAACAGTCGCTCGATCGCAAGGACCGACTATACAGAGTTCGCCCGGTCCGCAGGCTGTTGCGCACGCCCTGAGAGTAATTAGCCTTTCCCGCACTATCCAAATGCTGACTAATTCACATACCGCCCTTGAGGCGGTTTTTTATGTCTGGAGTTTATATGTCACTCGGAAGCAAGCAACGCCGCTTTACTAAAATGATTGGCCTGCTGATCGAATACGCCTATCAGAACGGCTATGAGCTGACCTTTGGCGATGCGTACCGTGACCCGCGCTTGCATGGGCAGGTTGGCGAAAAGAAAGGGTATGGCGCCACTGGCAGCCTGCACAAGCAGCGACTGGCCGTGGACTTCAATCTGTTCCGCGACGGCAAGTTTCTTCAACAGACGGATGATCACAAACCCTTGGGCGAGTATTGGGAATCGCTCGGTGGCTCATGGGGCGGTCGGTTCAATGACGGCAACCATTATTCGCTTGAGCATGAGGGCCGCAAATGATCACTAAGTACAAGCTGCTGCTACAGGGTGGCGCCCTGGTCGTGCTGGTGCTGCTGGGGTTTGGGATTGGGTGGAGCTGGCAGGGCGACCGCTGGGAATCAAAATACAGCGAGCGCGAAACGGAATACACGAAGGCGCGGGCAAAGGCGGAACAACAGGCCCGATCAGAAGAGTCGCGGCGTGCTGCCGCTGTAGAGGGGATACGTCGTGAAGCGAGAGAAAGGATTGATCAGATTGAAGCTGATGCCGCTGATGCTGATAGCACTGCTGTCGGGCTGCGCGAACAAGTTGCCAAGTTATCCCGTCGCCCCGCCCGCTGTCCCGCCGTTGACGATGGAGGCCCGGCAGAGCCAGACGAAGACAAATTGCGGCTCGGAATCGTGTTCGAGCAGATGGAAGCGGAAGGGCGACGAATGGCTAGAGCTGCTGATGAAGCCGTAGTGGCTGGGCTGACGTGTGAAGAGCAGTATGACTCTCTTAATTCCTCCCCAAAACAAAGCGCAAGTCTTTGA